TACTGAGCAGAATGTACCTACACGCGGCAGGTGGGCAGTAGTTCCGCCCTGGTTTGAAGGTATGCTTCTTAAAGATGATAGGTTCGTATCATACGGTACCGTTGCTAACCGAGATGACCTGAAAAACGGTAACATCGGTCGAGCAGCAGGATTTGATATTTTTGTATCAAACAATCTGTCATCGCTTGGTGGTTTGGGTGTGAACTATTACATTCAAACAGGTGTAAACGAGTCGGCTACCTATGCAGAGCAAATCGATGACACTGAGGCTTTTCGGCCTGAGGGTTCATTCAGTGATGCTCTAAAGGGCTTGCATCTTTATGGTGCAAAGGTCACTCGTCCATACGGATTGTGCTACATCTACGGCACTGAAGGTACATAGGGAGGATAGATAAATGGCTATAACAACAGTCACGGTAACTGACCTTACCCTTAATACTGAATCCGCAGATCTCAACACAGGTGCTTTTGGTACGTTAGGTACTTTAATAGCTACTGGCGCTGATGGTTTCAACGTTGACTTGAGCGGCTACGGTGATAAGAAAATAACTTTCGTTTTCACTGATCAAGGTGCTGCAGGTGACGATGTCACTATGGTTGCTGGTAACAGGCCCCCTTCACAGAGGGCTGATTTAGGTACAACAGTTGTCACTATGGCAGCAAGCGATACCAAAGCAGTTTGTTTTGAAAACGCACAGTTTTTGGGGCGAGGTCTTGGTTGGTCTGTAGGCAACCATGAACAAAATATGGCAGGTACAAGTGCAGGTAACGCTACATACGTTTTAGTATTAGCTACCCCACGAGACCTCTAGTTTTGTAATATAGTGTGGTAGGGTAGAAATGCTGGGGAGTAATCTGCCCTATCACATTTAATTATGAGAAAAATATGGGTGCAAGTGATCAATTAGAAAACAGTATCATTACACGCCTGATAGATGGCAATGGCTATCTAATGAGTCCCGATGCAACATATTACGCATCTCTGCATACTGCAGACCCAGGAGACACAGGCACAAACGAGCTACCTGCTACAAATGGGTATGTTCGTAAGTCGTACACTACATCAGGCGGCTGGAATGCAGCGTCTGGTGGTTCTACATCAAACAACGGATCAATAACATTTGCTGCCGCTTCAGGGGGCGATTGGGCTACTGCCACACATTTCGGCTTATGGAATAATGCAGCAGGAACATCTGCTAATTTTATTGTAAGTGGAGCATTAACAAGTTCAGTGACATGCACTGACGGAGATGCTGTGCAATTCTTGGGTGGTACTCCAGGAGCATTAGTTATTACCGTTACATAGGAGTAAGCGATGCCTACAGTAAACGGCCCAGACGAAATTACTACCTTAGAAGGTGGTAACGATAAAGTCTTCTATTCCAATAACACTGGCGAAATCACTGAGTTAGCTCTTGGTGCTGCAGATACTGTACTCACAAGCGCAGGTGCTACGTCAGCTCCTACATGGGTAGCTGCTGCGGGTGGCGCAGAAGGCTCATTTACTGCTAACGGGAGTATCGCTGCTGGTCGTGCAGTGGTATTAGATGCCGCAGGAACAGTCTCACAACTAGCAAATACGCTAGTCGCCAACGCTGTCGGTGACGGTACAACAAATAACAGTGGGTACGGTTGGTCCTCACCAATGTGGGGGCAGAATGCTCCAGCAGGTACAAGTTACTACGATAAATCACAAGATCATCATGTCAGGATGAATCAGAATTATCAGTGGCCAAGTACCCCATATTACGGTGGTATAACCCTCAGCGGATTCACAACCGCGTCAGGTGCGTTAACAACAACAAACAATATAGCTGCAACCAATACAGGCTATAACTCTAACAACTCTGCGTCTGATTATCCAACAGTGTGGTATGACGATACGGGTGAAGTTGGGTACGTTGCTATGACAAACCATTGGCCGTATGGATTAGTATTTCCAGTTGCCAGTAATGGTTCTGCATTCACTGTCGGAACCAATACACAGTTCTCGCAAAGCAACTCTACATACGCTAAGTGCGGAATATACATTCCAGACTTAGGGTACTCGTTAATTTTTTGGCAGAATACTTCAGGCACTTATTACACCGACATCAAAAACGCGAGTGCTGGTAGTACCACATTTACTCTCGGCGGCAACATTGCAACCACTCAATTGGATTCAGATGCCTATACCGACCAAAGGGGCGCTATTAAAGCGTCATATGATCCTGACAATAAGATTATTGTATTGATATTCCAAGCGTATAATGCTGCGTATGCTACTCCGCACCTGATCCATTACATGATAGGGACAGTAGCAGGTGGCTCTATAACATGGGGTAGCAAACAGACTTTAACGACTGGATCTTATTCTAATAACAATCTGCAACTGTGTTATCGAAGTGCTGATTCAAAATGGTTTGCAATATGGACCGATAGTCCTGACGTAAACTACACGGCTGCGGGTACGTGGACAAGCGGTACGACAATGACGTGGAGTGTCAAAACGTTTACCTCTGCTGATGGAGATTTCTATAAGGGCTATAACCCTATGTGTCAGCAGCTTGATGATGGATTATCTAACGTTACTGTCATGTCAAAGGACTACTACGGCTACCAAATGCCTCGTATTTTTTCGTATGCGTATGACGTTTCGTCAGGTCATTACATTGCGGCATCAGGCGGTTTAACCACAGCTATGTTGCCTGCTGGTAGTTCTGGGTTAGTGAACTATTCAACTGCGAGCAATGGTCAATGGGGGCTTTCGTATAGCCCTGATGATGAGAAGTATTTGTGGAGTGGTATGCAGTGGGTATCTCCGTATTATCTCCAAGCGGGTTCGTATCAGCCGACAAGCGGAAGTGATAACAGCAGCACGTTTATTGGTATTGCGCAGTCCACTGTAACTAACGGGCAATCAGTCGATGTGAAGTGGCTAAGCTCTAAAGACACTCAACAATCAGGTCTAACAATTGCTGCCAGAGCCTATGCAGATTCGTCTGGTGCAATAACAAGTACAGTTGGAACTAATACCTATATTGGGTTTGCAACTTCAGCGTCAGATTTGGTTATCACGCAGACAGGGAGCAGCTTGTAATGATTGTAGTTCGCAAAAAGGCAGACAACTCTATTTGGCTTAGTTGGGAAGATTCTGTAACTGTCACGTTGAACGCGACAAAAGTAACGGCGGTAGATGGTAGTGCAACAACGGAATCAGCAATGTTCACAGATGCAGACTACGAGCTTGTGACTGGAGTGACTCTGCCTTCTGGCTATCGAGATGGCGGGTGCTATTCATTTGATGGGAGTTCTTGGGTCGTTGTAGATGCCGAGTTGAAGAAAGAGCTTGACGACAAAGATGACGCTGAGAAAGCGGCACAAGGTAGATAGGAGCCTGACATGGTATTACAAGTACAAGTCTCTGGTACAAAAACCACTGATGGCACTGAGCAAACCCTGGGGACATCGACATACGTAGGTGTGCATATAGTAACTGTGGATTTATCAGCTATGCAAGCAGGGGATACTGTAGTTCTTAAAGCTAAAACAAAAACTCTCACAGGTAGTGCAGTAGCTATTTTTATTGAGCAAACATTTACAGGAGTACAAACAGAGCCAATAATTCAAACAGAACCAGTGACTTCTCCATTCTCGTTTACAGCTACATTACAACGTACTGGAGGCAGTGATAGAGCATATCCTTGGTCTATTAACACCGTCTAGGAGTAGCAATGTCACTATCTTCTACTCTATTATTAGCAACTGGTTCGTTTGTACAAGCCGCAGGTACGGCAGGAATTGCTGTTAATGCAACTGGCGATGCGCACATTTATGAAATACTAGATGCTGCAGGGACAGCACCTATTGGAGTATCGGCTACAGCAACAGCAAATATTTATTCTATATATGCAGCAGCAGGAACTGCTACTATAGATGTGTCAGCGACAGGAGATCCAATGGTTACATTAGCAGCAGCAGGTACTGGAGAGATTAATGTTACGGCTGGAGCAGCCGAGCTACAGGTAGTTGGCGCAAGGCTTATGGCTAAATGCTATGTTTCACAAATACCAGAAAGTGCTGGTGATAATGTCTATGCACCCGTACAACACATTACAATGCGGCGCGGCGACAACCTTATTTTATACTTACGATTTAGAGATTTGCGAGACAACGTATACCCATTAACTACTGCAGGTAACCTTGCTTCTATTTGGTTTACGGTTAAAGCTCGTTACAGTGAGCCTGATTCTGGGGCGTTAGTACAACGCACAGTAGGTGATGGCATTTATGTTACTGACGGGCCAACAGGCGAAGCACAGGTGGTATTAACCCATGCTGAGACTTCTATACTAGGTGCGCGAGAGTACGATTATGTCTGGGATGTACAAATTAAACGCGATTTATACGGCTCAGAGTCTATTATTTCTACAGCTAATGAAGGTACAATGACTGTAAATCCAGATGTCACTATTGATGTCGCTACGCATGTTGAGGTGTCATCGTGAGTATGCTTGGAATAGATTTGTTGCATGGCTTTTCTAAGTTTATAGGAGATTATTGGGTCGGTGAAACCACTGCACAAGGTACTACTACCACGATGGTTGATAATAAGTTGGGTCGCTTTGGTGACGATTCCATTGTTGATTTTTATGTACGCCCTATTCAAGATACTAATATCTATGAGGTCAGGCGATTAGATACGTTTATTTCCAGTAGTGGCACTATGACATTTAGCCCTGCGTATACAATCGTGCCGCAGATTTATCAGAAGTATGAGCTACATAGGTATGATCCAGCAATCAAATACCAATGCCTGGATGAAGCCCGTTACAGAGTGATTGATGATTTGTACAAGATAGTGTACGACGAGACATTAACAGGCGATGGACACAGTACGAGCTTTGACATCCCATCTTCTATTCGTCATGGCCCTGTGCGAGTGTATGAAGAAACTCCAATTGGCACTAATAATACTTGGAATTTAATGTCTACACCTGATTTAGATGCACTCACTAACTGGACTCCAGTTAATTTTACAGCAGCCTTAGAAGCAGACCAAACATCAGACCTTACAGTACCTAAATACCGCGACAGTTGCACTCGTTTGTACACTACAGGCAGTGCAGTAGCTACATATACTCAAGATGTAGCTGACATGGTTAATGTAACTGCTTCAAGTGCGGCAGGTCGTAAGATGACTTTTGCGGTATGGGTATACTATCGCGGCTTTCCAGAATCTCAAAGTGTATATACATCAATTGTAAGCAATTCATCTGATGCAATTATTTCAAATATGCACACGGGAAATGGATGGGAGCTTTTAATTGCAGAAGGAATTATCGAAGGAAAAAACAGTACAACATTACAGGTCACAATTACGGCGGAAACTGATAGTCAGGGAACTGTCTTATTTGCTGAAAGAGCTTGGTTCTATTTTGGTGATAGTAGTCGTATTACAGACCGCTACAACTCGTTGGCGAGCAGGGAAGTCAGGCGTGATGACACGATTCAAAAGATTTATTTAAACTTTATACCTAGCGCTGGGTACCAATTACGCCTTGAGGGACGTGACTATATTACTAGTCTTGGTACAGGTACTGCACAAAACACTAGACGCACCGAAGCAAATGGCGCAAGCGCACAAATATTATATGGTGCAGCAGCACAAATTCTATTTGAACGTGAGGGTATGAGTGCTGAATCAATGGAACAATTAAGTAACCGTATAGCTCTTGCTGATAGGCGTAAGTCTGAAGTTAAGGATCGCATTGTGATGCCTTTTGCTCCGTCAGTTAAGAGCGCGTATGAGTAAAGCATCTACCCGTGGTACGTATGATGTGTTTTTTGAAGTCGATGGCGACAAGATTGGCTACAACTTACATTCAGGTGATGGCGATTCGGTAGGTTATTCTACTGGACTAGCCCCTGCTATTGCTCCGCGTGTAGATAACCAAGCCTTTACTTTTAGTTCTGTACCTCCTGAGATTAAAGTTCCTATTACCTTTGAAGATTGGTCACTTGGTGCAGGGCACCCTGTAGCAAATACAAACCAACCTGCAACGTATAACTTTGGTATTCGAGTAGATGGCTCTACGCCAGGTAAGCTAAGTCGAGTACCCACAAAAGACTATTACTTCCCGTCAACATATCCGACTACAGACTTCGGCTTACAAGAGTGGGTACCTACTGGTTTTGGCCGTGTTAAGCACACTAGTCAAGGCACATTCCTTTTAGCTGGAGATATTTATAAATGGGACTCAGGCAATAGCAATTGGGTACTGTCCTATACCACTGCAACGGGTGGTACTGCTCTCCGTAAAGATGATTTGCCGCTTGATATTATTGAGTTTAATGGCTATGTATTTATTACTCTTGTTGATTTTTGGGGAGTTACCAACACAGCTAGAACAAGTACAAACTATGTGTATACCAATGACGGTGGAGCCACATGGACACTAGCCAATGCTGCAGGAATAACCGAACGAGACTTTTTATACTTTGCAGTAAAGGGTCAAACATCAGGTAATCCTATTTTATATGCTATTGATGCTGATGGAGAGCTACGTACTAATGCTACTGGTATAGCAGCGTGGTCATCTGCGTATCAGGTAGGTGAAAGCACAGAAACTGTGACTGGTTTGATTGAACATCTCGACACATTATATGTGTTTAAGACAAACGGTATTTACAAATTAAACAGCGCAGGTACAGGTACTGAAGATGTCTGGATCGGTGCTAAAGAAGTAGACAATCTTACTAATGGAAACTCCCCTGTTCTTTATCGTGATGGGAACATTTACTGCACATATGATGGGTACTTAGTTCAATTCAATCCTGAGACTAACTCACTAGCGCAAATCTTTCCTGTGCAGGCAAACGACTTTTACAGTGGACAAATTAACTCAATCACTACTGATGGTGAATGGCTATACTTTGGTTTTGAAGTTGATTGGTCATACGGTGAAACATATGTCGAAGGAAGTTATACCTACAATAGCAATTATTACGCACACATATTAAAGGGTGATCCTAATATTGGTGGGTTTCATCCGATTGGCTTAACTACTCGTGGAAATTTACGTAACTTAAGTGTTACCCCTATCGGTTCAACGCATGGCGAGAACCAACAATTACATGTAATCCAAACAGTTAATCGAGTAACCACAGCGTCTGCTTTAAGTTATGGATGGGGAAACATTTGGGATGGGTATCTTACATTACCCCGTCCTGGGGAAGATTTCAGTACTGACACTAATATTTCAGACAATTCAATTGGATATACATCATATATATGGGGACCGTGGGTAGATTTAAATGCGGTCAACATTGATAAATACATTGCATCAGTACAGGCAATTGTAGACAACGCAAGTTGGGGTTCATGGTGGGACCTGTATTGGCAATTTGATTTCGGAGTCTACGACCGCGTACTTGGAGCAAGTGGTGGTGGTCAACAATGGGTTGATTTAAATACAGGCAGTCCGTATACAGATTTTTATTGGACATTGAAAGAGCCTATAACAACCCGAACGAATGATGGCAATATTATGAGTGGGGCTACATTGGATCGGTGGCGTTCAGTACGATATGTACTTGATGGGCGCAACCAGTCTGCTACATCAGCTAACGCATCACAGCCACGTTCAATTGCAATGGAAGCTGCCGTCCTTCCAGAGCGAGTAAAGCTATGGAACTTACAGGTTGTAGTATCAGACGATCTTGAATTGCGTGGCGGTGGTAAGCAACGTGACGGAGCGATACGTCAACGAAATTTTCTGTTTGATTCGCCTGCTAAACAGATGACATTTTATGATCGTGATGGTCAGAGTTATGTAGTTAAAATACAAGACATTCAATCATTAGGGACACAACGAGGGCAATCAAGTGACTATGAGATATTTAATATTACTTTAAGCGAGTTGGTTCCGAGCACAATTACAACACCACTATTCTCTTGGAATACAGGATCATGGAATCGTGGACAGAGGTATACTACATAAGGAGTTATTATGGGCGCATCATATTCAGGCATCACATCTGTTACTGCAGGTAGTGTCGCTACAATAGGCAACTTGAATCAATACAAAGAAGTATTAGAAGGCTCAAGAGACTTCGTACCTATGCTATGGGCCACCGACAACAATAATATTGTTATGCGTATTGGCGATGCAGCAGGAGTTAACTTCTTTGACATCCAAGACTCAGGTGGTGTAAGTAAATTTAAAGTAGACAGTGATGGAAACATTACAAGCACTGAAGCACTTACGTCTACCCGATTAGTACAAGTAAACTCTGATGTAGTAGCTTCTACTACCACATTGTCTGATGTAGTAGGTATGTCTTTTTCAATTGGAGCTAGCGAAGTCTGGACATTTCACGCATTTATTATGTACGATGCAGATCCAACTCCCGACGCAAAGCTAGGATGGACTGGCCCTTCGGGCTGTGCCGCAACATGGTCACATACAGGCGACCCTACATGGAATGCTAGTGGGTCTACTACAATTAACACCCCTGTAGCTATTGGTGGGTCATGGGCATTAGCTGGACAGGGAGCAGGCACAGTAAACGCCACGACCTTTGACGGCACCATAGTAAATGGAGTTACTGCAGGTACATTTCAATTGCAATACGCTGCAAACGCGGCAGGAAGCTCTACACTTAAAGCACAAACACATATCGTATTTACGAAAGTAGGTTAATAATGGCAAACAGTAGCAGGGATCAGAAGTGGATTCAGAAAGCAATCAAGCGCCCAGGAGCGTTTAGAAGTTCAGCCGAAAAAGCTGGCATGAGCACCAAAGCATATGCAAATAAAGTAATGGACAACCCATCAAAGTTTTCTAAGCGCAAAAGAAAACAAGCGTCATTAGCTAAAACTCTTATGGGAATGAAGAAGTCCTAAATGCCGTCTACATACAACGGCGCACGAGGGTGGATGCCTGACGTAGATCACATTGGGACTACGATGTATGGCTACAATGACGTACCTCCTGAGACAATGGAACCTATAGCTGTAATTAACCACATTATGCAGGGGTACGCCCGAACTATGATTGAGTGGGCTGAAAACAACTCAACTCAGAAATCAGCACACTTCATCATCGACCGTGACGGAAACATTACCCAGACCGTAAGCATCTATTCTCCTGCATGGCACGCAGGACGTACTGCAAAGGTTACGTGGGACTCGTTTCCAGAGGGGAATCCAAATAAGTACACAGTTGGTATTGAGCATGAGGGATTCAGTGTTGACCCTGGATATGGCTATGACTTTATCTATGAGGACGGCTGGCCTGACGCAATGATGGAAGCATCTGTGCAGGTACACAAATGGATACTTGGCGAACTAGGTTTAGAAGCTAATGACCAGACAGTCATCGGTCACAACGAGACTGACGGTGTAAGCAGAGCTAATGACCCAGGGCCTGCGTGGAGTAAAGACATATTACTTGCCATGATTAATGGAAGTGAGCCAGTGACTGAAGTCAAAGCTACTGACAACGTACTAGAAAAACGTATCGACGATCTTGAAACTCGTATAGAATTATTAGAAGAACGAAATGCGATAGAGTCTGGAGAGATTTAATGCCATCAGTACGAACGGGCGGGAAAACAAAACACTTCTCGTACACACCTAAAGGACGTGCTGCTGCTACGAAAGCAGCCAAGCGTGCAGGGGTAAAGGTTAAAAACACTGCAAAGAAAAAGAGGTATTAACATGCTTACTGAGCAAATGAAAGACACCCTAGAACGTGCGGTGAGCACTGCTGTTCAAACGGGCATCTCCTTAGCCATTGCATCTAACATGGCTGATGGGTTTGATATAGATACAGTGACTGTAATCATTACATCAGCTCTAGCCGCAGGGCTTTCCGTTATTAAGGGACAGGCCGCAGCACGTATGGGTATGGGTGACGATACCGCAGGACTGGTCACACTAAAGAGGGATTCTAAGGGTAGGTTTGTATCTACTAAGAAGGGTAAGAAATAAGTTTGGCGGTGTA